GACGAATGCCGGGCGGTGCTTCGTCCTCCTTTACCGCTGTTGCCGAGACCACACCTACTCGAACCAGTGCTCTTTGATTGCCAGTTGCAACGAGACGTGCCGCCTGGACGAGCCGGTCAGATATCTGTGGCAGCATTTGAGTATATGGAAGGGGCTTTGAAGCTAATTCCGCTGTCGGAGGCCCAGCACTTTGCGCTTGATACTTGAGCCTGTGCCTGAATTCGCAATAAATCTGCGATGAATTAAAGGCGTAGTGAAATCCATCGAAAGATGTAAATGTGAGACTAAATGCATCCTGTTGGTCTACCGTGAATGCCTGCTTTTCTTTGTCAACCCACTTTGCGGTGACCGGCATCATTGCTTCCTGGTAGCGAACGCTCGGAAGAAACTCCCAATCCAGCGTGATCCCCATACCTGGAGTTGACGCCAATTTGTCGCACCAGCTTATCTCGGCCAATCTGATCTCCTTTTGTTCGGCATTGTAGCCCTAGCGCATTCCCGAAAGTGCGCGTAGAGATTATTACTAGTGGTTGGGTTCGGGCGGCAGCGCGTCTAAGCTCGCGACGGCGTGCGCCCACTCTGCGCGAATCGCCCTTGCCGCCTCGAAGCGCATAGTTACGTGGTGGTAATTGGCCATTCCGACTATCGACGGATTGGGGCTCCCACAATAAAGATCGACACAAAGCATCGCCTGCTGCGCGCCCATGAAATCGGCAAGCGCCTTTTGGTACTCACGTATGACTTGATCGGGTGTTAGTGTCATCTGCTGCCGCTCCATGATGTAATCGCCACACGCCTTTTTAGCACGATGGACTTTGAACCGCGAGTTTTCGCACGGAGTGAGAAACGTGAGCGTTGAAAGGATATTTGACATGAGCAAAGGCTACGTAAGTCTGCTGGTGATTATGTTTGTTGGTGTGCCAACGGCCAATGCAGCCGAAGAACACTGCCTCGTCGTCCAGGCAATGGCCCTAACTGGATACAACGAGCGGATGGAGTTGCTTGTTGGAACCGACGATATATTTACTGCGGCACTCTACGCGCAGCAGGTCGCTAGTAAAAAGGTTAACGAGAAGTACCACGCCCTCATTGCGGCACGCAATAAAAGGGGCAGCGACGAGAATCCTGAAAACCGCATGTCCTCATTCGGCTCGCCAGCTGAGCGGACAGAGTACTTTCACAGATGGACTATCGACATACAGGCACTGGAAGCCGACCAAAGAAGCGAAATAGCCGTGTATTCCGATGCATTTACGCGAGCTATGGAAGCTGACACCAACCCCGTTACTCGACGGCGACTAGCTCGAATCAATGCTCTGTGGAAAAAGGAGTTCTACGCCCCATGCTATTGGGGAGAACCGAAGTAGTATTCCTTGCATGCCGCGTATTACCGCCCTACCCGCCTCCAAAGTCGGACGGCTCAAGCGGAAATAAGCCGTTCGCCGGACGGCGGAACAGCGGCCCCGAAGGAGCGGTATCAAGGCCCCAATAGCCGATAACAGTTCACGTCGTCTCGGACGCGGTAGCGCCGTTTGGGGATACACGCGGCCCCGATGTAGCCCTAGATCAGTCGATTTCCGTCCGAGTGCAGCGCTCGGAACAGCGGGGACGTGTCAATGGTCACTCGCATTCCCTCTTTCGTCGTCGCGAAAATCGGAATGCCCGCATACGGCGGGCTATACGCTACCGTAAGCCGAGGCGTCGAGCAGCCTTGAGCAGTGAGGGCGCGTGCCATCGTCCGCCGCCTGGTGAGGCTATACGGCAGTCATTGAGCCATTCGGATGCCGCGCGTAGTGATCGGCCATCGAGAGCCGCCACAATCGATTTGCGCATGGTCTCGGCAGTCGCGACAGCCGCCTCCTTATTCGCCTGCGCGCCTTTGTCCGCGATCTCTTGTATTTCGCTCTTGGATCGAGCAGACATGCCTAACTTCGTCTTGCGTGCCTTGGCAGCCGCTAACCCGGCCTTCGTCCGAGCGCTAATCATGTTGCGTTCTTTCTCGGCCAGAGCCGCGTACAGGTGCAACACGAACGGATCTGACTGCCTGCCCAGGTCGCACACTACGAACTCGACACGGTGAGCCATCAATCCCGAAATGAAATGCACGTCCCGCGACAAGCGGTCGAGCTTGGCAACCAGTACCGGCGCTTTGGCTTTGCGGGCTACCTTCAACGCGGTGGCAAGCTGCGGGCGACGGTCTAACGCATCGGAACCAGATCCGGTCTCGATTTCCTCGAACACCTGGGTAACATCCAAGCCCTCGGCTGCGGCAAAGCGGGCGATTGCTGCGCGCTGCGCTTCCAAGCCAAGCCCTGAACGGCCTTGCGACGTGGTGCTGACTCTGACGTATCCGATTGCTGTTGCCATGTTGAGTGTTCCTGTAACCCAGTGAGGCAACTTTAGCCTAACAATCGGTGCTTGTAAACATCTCTTGACGCTAATCAAGACACGTTAACAAGTCATGAGCGCGCTCGAGCATCGGGTTCATCCATATGAGCTTGCCGTCAGACGCCGTCCCATTACTGTTCTCGGAACCATGCGCTCAGGGCGGCTTGGTAAATCCATTTCACCGCGGCGGTATTCGTCAGGGTGGCCGGCGCGCCGTTCAGCGTTTGTCCCGCGGCGGGCGTGAACGTAATCGCGGCGATAGTCTGCGAAGTCATGACCGTAAAGGGCTGATTGTCGGCAGGATTGACGGGCATGTTGATCGTGCCGGTCGCCAGGGTGCCGGCCGGGTTCAGCACTAGCAGCGTCACGCCTTGCGCCGGGGTGATAGAAAATCCGGTCACAGGCGTCTGAGTGCTGCGATTCAGGTAGATCTGCGACATCATCGAATTGAGGTTGGCGTAGTCTTGGGCGATCTTCTCAAACGCCGTCAGCAGCGGATCTCCGGTGCCGGTGTTGGCGCCAGTTCCCAGGTTGATCTGATTGGATCCGCTATTCAGCGGGAGCGGCGCGAAAGGCGCAGGGGGCGCGGTGAGCACACCGGTGGCGCCCGTGGTGTCAGATGCGGCGCCGGCTAGGGCTGCACCAGTGCTGCCGCCCGCGACCGTATAGGCCGCGCCCATGACGATGACGTCATCGGTCTGCCCTGGGCCGGCGGTGAATGAGGCAATCTGCGAGCCCGACTCAATCACCTGATCTTCCGCGACCTGCATGAAGCCGGTGGTCGTCGTCTCAAAGAAATTGCCGAAGCCTGTACCGGCCGCGATGACAAGAGTACCGGCGCCGTCGGCAGTAAGCGCTGCACCCATGACGACGGCGGGGAAACTTCCCGGCGTAATCGCTGCGGTGGTCACGCCGTCCGTGGTTGATGGAGGGGTTACAGTAAAATTAGCCGATTCGAATGTGCCCGTAAAAGCACCGAGGCCCGTGACCACCCGAATGACAAACTGCCCGCCCGTTGCCCCTACCAACTCAATGTTGTAGGTACCAGCCGCCGGGCTCAAGCAGTCGAACCAATCCCCCTGGAAACCCTCACGGGTATCACCCTGTCCGCCGCGCCTCTCATAGGTGTTTGGTGTTGCCTGGCTGTCGGTGATCGAGAGCGTCGTCGTGTTGGTCGCGCCATCCATCGCCTGGATGATGAGTTGCTGCCCAGCGGTGACGGTGATGCTTTTTGTCGCCGTCGTGCTGAGGATTGTGCTGACGAGGGTGTAACTCACTTCAAATCTCCATCAATGGTGAATTGCGCCCAAATCCCACCTCGGCGACCAGGGAGTGCCGAGAGCGTGGAAGAAATTGGGCACCGCGGTTCCGCCTGTAAAGTTCGCTATCGGCTTTCAAGCGGCGCAGGACTGTCGTCATGATCAATCAATGGTCCACGTGAGAGCGGAAATCGCGAAGCTCGGCGCAGGAGCACCATTGTTGATGGTCTGCGGTGCCGTGAGCGATGCGCGAAACAGTAGATTGCCGCCCGTCACCGCGTCGTACACATCGAACTCGACCACGGTTCCCCAGTTGGCCGTCGGCGTGGGAAACGTGATGAGCACGTTGTTCGATATGGTTCCGCTGGTGCCGCTCGACACCGCGGTGGTGCCCGCTCCCTGAGTGCCCGACCAATTGATCAGGCTCGTGGGCACGCCTACGCGCGCATACGAGCCGCCCGTGACCTCCGTGCCGGGAGCCGCCTGACTTCCCGTGGTCGTCGCGAGACCAATGAAGACCTCCGTCGGCGGCACATAGGCCTGCTGGCGCAGGACGAAGTCCAGCATTTTGTTGATCAGAAAATTAGAAGCAGATGCCATAGCTCTCTCCGTTACGTCCAAAGCCGCGGGGCTTCGCTTGCGCTACGGCCCATGGCTAACTGTGGTGTAACGACTGGCTGCTTATGCCTCGTCGCCAGTAATTTCCCGCGCGCCTGGATATGTGAGCGTTGAGGTGGATGTCGCCGGCGGCGTCATGGCCTGCACGACCGTCAGAGACGGCATCTCGCCGCGGGCCGCGCCGAGTGCCGGCATCAGCGCATTGAACTGGGCTTGACGACAGCGCGCGGCAGGCCACCCGTCGAGGCTGACCGGGGCATGACGCCCGAGGTCGCGGCGCAGCTTCTCGGCCAGACGAATGGCGCCGCCGGCGAGGCGGGTCAGGCGTTCACGCTGGCCGCATTCCAGCGGCGGTCGCGCGTTGAACCCCCTCTCGAGTCGAGCGCGGAGGCCAGCGGGGACTTATTCGGGAGTCGCGGGAGTGTGCTCGCGCGGGCAGCGAGATGGCCAAGCTGCTGGGGTCCGATGCGGCCGCGGCGCTCAGCGGCGGTGCCGGCGCGGACCGCGCGAACTTCCAGATGGTCCTCGAGCAGGCGCGACGTTTCACGGGGAACGGCACGCAAGGCAAGGAATTGCAGGCCGAGAACTCCAGCGCTACTTCGGGCTGCAGAGCAATCAGCAGGCCGCGGCTCGGCAACGCCATGGGCACCGGTGCGCTGGACGGCGCCAGATGGGGACGGCGCCCGCTATCAATCGTAGCCAGGCCCTACTGTCATCCATGCGGCTCACGACGTGTCGGAATGGCCGTCCGACGTCCTTGCAGCCGGTCGAGCGCCATGCGGATACCGGGCCCGATCGGTGATGTCGGTGAAGTCGGTGATTCCGTATCTTTATTCCCTACGCGCCCTACGCGTGCGCGCCGACGGCCTTCGTGAATGGTAAGCAGGGGGTATAAGAAGGGGTGGGTGTAAGAGGGTTTGTGGAACAAGATAGAAAATCACCGACTTCACCGACTTCACCGACACGGATGGGGTCTAAACCGTTCGGACTATGAGGTTTGGCTGTCGGCACCCTGCACGCGGCGAATGTGGTGCTCCGGCAATGCCCGGGCGACGGGATGGATGCGTGGCTGGTGAGCACGCAAGTCAATGCACTGAAGAGCAACAACGCAGCCTTGATCGGGCGGGCAGCACAATAAAGGCCATGCGACAGTGGTCCGATCCCACACCGCACGGACCCCTGTTTCGCGGTTTGCTTTGACTTCGAACAGTCGCGACCACCTGCTTGGCGGTCACAAACTCGCACGGGAGAGAGTGTTTGAGCGATTCCGCGATGCCTGCCGTTGATCAATCAGACGAATGTCGAGCCGATGGAGTCTCTTACCGACAGATGCCGGAAATGCCTGGCGCCACCTTTTTCGACTGCACCCGGCTCCATGCCGGACTCAAGACGACAGCGTGCGCGGAGATGTGGCGGGCCGCGAACGAGGGACGCAGTGAGCGCTACACAGCCTGCAAGTCCTGTTTTGTCGGCGCGACCCACGCGGGCGTATCCAATGCCAATCGATCGCCAATCAGAAATGCGCTCGTATGCCAGCGCTGCGGGAGGGGTGCGACCCGGCTGATCCGCAAGGCATGGTGCGTTTCGTGCGCGAACAGACAGTACGAACTCATCAAGGGCCGTAACGCTCGAGGGGTGGCGCCGACAAAGTTGGCGCCGCTGGCTCCCCGTTCGGTGTACTACATGGCAAATGGTCGCACGGTGCTGAGACGCATGGAGCACACAACCCATTCCGGCGAGCTCATTGTCGCCGCGATGCGTGATTCAGTACACGCTGTCGCATTCGCTTGGCGCGGGCCGGCAGATCGGGCTGCCCTCTCGCGGTCGATAACGGAGAACGTGGAGCTGCGAAATACAGATCCAGATGTTTCTCGCGCCGAGTCAGGTTGATGGCGCGATTTTTGCCCAGGTTTCTCGAGGGTGCCCGCTAGGTCTGTTTGCCGACGCCGGGTACACTGTTGCAGTTTGAGCGTAGAGCACGCTTAGTGGGCGTCGCTCCCGCTGCCAAACGATCGGCGTCCACGCCCGAGATGATCGCCGCGGGAATGGCCTCGCTATCGGAGGAAGGGGTTCTCCCCGTAGACGACTACGAGTTGCTCGAATGACCTGACTTCATTCTCCTCGAGTGGGCAGAGAGAATTTATCTGGCGCTACAAGCACAGGCTCCACGCGCCGATGGAACTCCAAGACCAAATTCTGAAGGATCCCGAAATCCGTTGCCATCTGCTCAAGATCGGCCTCCGTGAGCTGCTTGCCTGTCTTTGAATGCCGCGGATCGCCTAGTGGCATGGAAACGTAGGTGTAGGTCTCTTTGTTGGTCTCCGTAAATGTGCCCACAAAAGTCCAGTGAACAACTTTATTTCGATTCTGACTTTGGTCGCTCAACTTCACCTTCAGTTTCCCCCATTCCTTGGCTAGAGCATCCGACGGCAGCCGATAAAGCAAAATCTCATGCAGCATTTCGAGTTGAGACCTGAAAGAGCCGCCGGCATGAAAGACCGCGGCAGACCATCGCCAATCGGGACTCTCGATAACCCTGACAAAAAGTTCGCGGAGCCTGAGTTCAACCGCCTGCCACCGGGCAAGAGCTCCCGCGACTTTCAGTTGAAAGCGTTCGTAGTCCGATCCCATGACATTAGCTCCCCCGTGTGATTAACGCTTATAATGCGTTGTCCCGCGACGTGTTAGCCGCAATGGTATGACCTGGTCGCTGGAGCCTTGAGCCAGAGACGCACGCGAGAGAGGCTGTGGCTGCACCGCGCGATCTATTTGCTCGCCGACCTCCATCTGTTTACCAGATGGCTTGGGTGAATCCGAGCGCCAGGCTGATGACCCGCCAATAGAGCCAGAGACACAAACCGAAGCTGCCAGCACCGACGGGAACGGCGACGATCCAGGCCAATACGCAGTACGGCGCCAACGAGTGTGCGAACGGAATAAGCGCCACCGATCCGAGCATCACTGCGCCGGTGACCCAGGCTGAGGTTTTAAATCTCGCGGAAATTGCCTGGTGACGAATAATAGTAGCGGCGAACCGCAAAAAGGGCGCTTCACCTGGCGGCCCATAGGGAGCCGGCCAATTGTCATGCGTCCTGTCCTCAGCCACTTTTTTGGCGTCCTTGAGGATGTCCGTCCAAGCCCCCTGGGCGCGTCTCTGTTCGAGCAGAATATGGGCCTCAGGTCCCGATGCTAGATGGCTAAGCAAGGCCGAATCTTGCCACATCAGCGGGTCGAGCGATTGCATTCGATACAGCACAAATGCAGAGAGCAGTGCGATAGCCCCGCCGAGCGCCTGGGCGATTGTGCTAAACGTGTAGAGCAGCGCATTTTCCATGAGTGCCTCCCTGCATAGTGATCCTTTGCGCATTTTATACCGCGTCGGCATTGCCCGCATACTGAATGGACGCCAGCACCGACGGTCGAAACAATCCGCCGGATGCACCGCGACCACCACGATCGCTACACCAGAAGCGCCCAGCCCGCGTACATCGTGATCCGTGACATGCAGCACCACGCCATCGATGTTCATCGCCTCGTGCCTGCCACGGACCTCCGCGCGGCCATGGCGGCGGCGATTCGGCGGCTCGAGGAAGAAGGATGGCTACCCGAAGGTTCGGCCGCCTACGGCTTCGTGTTCGTCCAGCGGACCGGCGAGCGCCGGCTGCTGATGCTCACTCCGGAGGACCCGTTTGACGCTACCGCACAGTCTTTTGACCCGTTCAAGTCGACGCCTTCAGCGCGTCCAGGCCACGACGAGGATTAGATCATCGATCCTTGCGCGTTTTGCTGCGCTGGCTGTCGCGATATGGAATATGTTTCCGCCCTCCAATCCGGCGCTGTTTCCGACTATGCGTGCCGGAAGCGCGCCGACAATCCCTCAACACAACCTGGACGGACCGCAGGCTCCAGGACTTTGGACCGAGTTCCTCAAGCACTTGCCTTCCAGTTACTTCAGGACGACGCCTCCAAATCTCGCTGATACGGATTCGATCAACGGTCCGATGGTCCAGCCGCCACCCAATTCGCCGGTGCATTGGGTTTCGCTTCGCGGCCTCCCTTCGACAATCTCTCAACAGCCGCAAAGCCCGTTTGGTGCCCACGCTGTACACGAGTAGTGCTGCGATAACTTGGAACACCGTAATCGAGGGGTCCCGCTTCCACATGGCAGTTACGCGAGCCTGCAATATTTCGAGTGGCACGCGGGGGCGTCGTTGGCATATCCCGAGTCGGACCGCCATGTCGCCGACTCTTCTGTCAGACCACCGGCCTCCCATGGGTGACGGGAGATTCTGATCGTTCAGCTTCCCGGCGGCGGCGGTAAACGAGATCCGGCGCCCCCATTTTCCCGGTTGACTTAAGGCCCACTCAATGTGTATGCGGTAGGCCACCGCACGTTCCATTGCCGCCTTGTGTATCGATGCAAGGGCGAGTAGTCGGAAACGGCGGCGAAATGCCGCTGATCGCTTTGTCGGGTGGTCCAATCCGAGTTTGTTCTTACAATGAACGAACGCGGCTTTAATGCGCTCCGAAATCATTTTCCGCTCTTGTTCGGCGAGCGAGGCATAGATGTGCAGAGTGAAGTCGTCGCAGTCTCTACCTAGTGCTGCGACGACGAAGTGCACCTTATGCTCCATGAGCCCGGTGATGAAGTGAACGTTTCTCGACAGGCGATCAAGCCTTGAGACAATGAGCGCGCAGTGCGCGACGCGAGCCTCCTTCAGCGCCCCTGCAAGCCCGGCCCGTAGTAGCAGCGCATCCTTTCCGGCGCCGGTCTGAATATCCTGGTACCAGGATTTGATTGAGAATCCTTCCCTCTGGCTGAATCGCTCAATGTCTTGCCGTTGTGCAGCCAAGCCCAAACCGCTGCGACCCTGTTCTCTGGTACTGACCCTGAGATACCCGATGGCGTCTTTCATCGTGAGGCCCTCCACTGTAAGGGCATTCACAATAGGCTTGCTCCCCTATAATTCGAAGGCCGCTTAGTCCGATGGACTGGCACTTCGCGCGGGACGTCCGGGACGGTACGTACAACTGTGCACCCACACACCGCCGTCGGACAGCTACTCGGGCAATCGCTCGCGATACCCGCCGCTATCGTATTGACCTTGTTGCTTCGTGGCGCTCACCAGTGGTATCGCCCGCGCAGGGCTACATCGGCTAACGGGACTCACTAGGCACGGCCGATGATCGAGCAGTCTGTCGCGCTTCACGTCAACTTGGACAAAATGCCTGAGCTAAGAAGGGAGACTTTCACTGCTTAGGCCGCCTCGGTAAATCGCTGCTGGTTGGTCATTCT